ATGAAAAAGATCAAAGAAGGTATGCACGAAAAAATGACTAAACGTCAAATGATCAATGCCATGAAAGACATGATGAAAGAAATGGAAACTGATCATGAACAAATGGAAAATATCTATGCATCTTATCATGAAATGGCACACCCAGATAAAGACATGAAAGATACGTCAGAAATGTCACATGAAGATATGCACAAAGAAATGATGAGTGGTGCTGACAAAATGGTCAAGTCAAAAGTAGAAAAACTACATGCTGCTTATCACGAAGCTATGCATGGAGAAGAAGATGATGCTGATGACGAGATGATGGAAGCACATATCAGAAGTATAGACGTATCAGATCATGTAAGTGCTCTTATGAGTGGTGAAGGTGATCTATCAGAAGAATTTAAACTAAAAGCTGCAACTGTATTTGAAGCTGCAGTAAAAGCTAAAGTTCGTGAAGAACTTACTCGTATTCAAGAGGATTACAATGATGAACTTGAAGAAACTGTTCAAACACATAAAGATTCTCTAGTAGAAAAGGTAGATGACTATCTTAACTATGCTGTAGACGAGTGGATGAATGAGAACGAACTTGCTATTGAACGTGGACTAAAAGGTGAAATTGCAGAAGATTTTATCGGTGGTCTACGACAATTGTTTGAAGATCATTACGTTGATGTACCAGATGAGAAGTATGACGTACTTGAGTCACAATCACAACGTATTGATGAGTTAGAAGAAAAGTTAAACGAGGCACTCAATGCTAATATTTCTGTTAAGAAAGAAAATAATGAGTTGCAACGTAAAGAGGTCATCTCCTCACTTAGTGAAGATTTGACTTACACCGAGATTGAGAAATTCAAATCACTAGTGGAAGATGTTGAGTTTGACGACAAAGACACTTACACAACCAAACTTGAAACTTTGAAGGAAAGTTATTTTCCTAATAATGTTCAAGAGGTGATTGAATCAGTTGATAATGTAGATGCTGGCCCTGCACAGGACATTGATGTGTCGGACTCAATGCAAGCATACTTAACCGCACTGAGTAAGACCGCCAAAGGTGCAAACAATTAATTTTTAATAATAGTAGATATAGGAGATAACAATGTATCAAACAGAAAGTCTACAAGAAAAGTGGCAGCCAGTCCTTGCACACCCTGATTTACCAGAAATCAGTGATCCGTACAAAAGGGCCGTAACTACACTTGTTCTTGAAAATCAAGAGAAAGCATTAAAAGAAGATCGTGCATTTTTAGGTGAAGCTGCACCTGCCAACGCAACAAATGATGCTGCTGGTGGTGTACAAAACTTCGATCCAATTTTAATTTCATTAGTTCGCCGTGCAATGCCACAACTCATTGCATATGACATCTGTGGTGTTCAGCCAATGACTGGCCCAACAGGTCTTATCTTTGCAATGCGTGCTAAGTTTGCATCACAAGATGGTGCAGAGGCATTGATGGATGAAGCCGATACTGGTTTTGGTAACGACAACTCTGCTGGAGATTTGGGTGGTGATAATCAATCAGGTACAAACCCATCTGTTCTAAACGATAGTCCTGCTGGTGCTTACACTGCTGGTGAAGGTATGACTACTGCACAGGGTGAAGCTTTAGGTGACTCTGCTGACAATGGTTTTGCTGAGATGGCGTTCTCAATTGAGAAAACCACAGTAACTGCTACTACTCGTGCTCTAAAAGCAGAATACACAATGGAACTTGCTCAAGACCTTAAAGCAATTCATGGTCTAGACGCAGAAACAGAACTTGCTAACATTCTTTCTGCTGAGGTTCTTGCAGAAATCAATCGTGAAGTAGTACGAAACATTTACATAACTGCTGTTAAAGGTGCTCAAGTTAACACCACTACTGCTGGTATCTTTGATTTAGATACTGACTCTAATGGTCGTTGGTCTGTTGAGAAGTTTAAAGGTTTAATGTTCTCAATTGAACGTGATGCAAATGCAATCGGTCAACAAATTCGCCGTGGTAAGGGTAACATGATCATCTGTTCTGCTGATGTTGCTTCTGCTCTACAAATGGCGGGTATTCTTGACTACACTCCTGCATTAAACAACAGTCTAAACGTAGATGACACTCAAACAACATTCGCTGGTGTAATGAATGGTCGTTATAAAGTGTATGTTGACCCATTTGCTGCTAACGTAGCTGCTGCTCAATACTACGTTGTCGGTTATAAGGGTACTTCACCTTATGACGCTGGTGTATTCTACTGCCCATATGTACCTCTACAAATGGTTCGTGCGGTGGGTGAGAACACCTTCCAACCTAAGATTGGATTCAAGACTCGTTATGGTCTTGCTGCTAATCCATTCGCTGCTGCTGGTGCTTCTGCTGCTGGTTTCCCTGCTTCTGGTCTTAACGCTGATGCGTCACTAGATGCAAATACCAACGCATGGTATCGCCGAGTTAAAGTTGCAAACTTAATGTAAAAGTAAGTTTAACTGTACAACTATTAAAGGGTGTCTCAGGACACCCTTTTTTTTGACCTAAATACTAGTATGACTACAGAAACTTCACCAATTAGCAGACAACCAACTAAGTTAGACTATTCAAGTCCAACTCAGTTTAAGTTTGTTATTGATCAAATACCAAAGGTAGAATTCTTTACGACTTCTGCAAATTTGCCTGGCATTAGTTTAGGTGAAATTGAAATGCAAACACCATTTAAAAACATTCCATTGTTAGGTGATCGTTTGACATATGATAACTTAACAGTATCTTTTATTGTTGATGAATTTTTAGAAAACTATATTAGTATTCACGAGTGGCTTACTGGTATTGGATTTCCTAAGAGTAGAGAGCAATTTAAAACATTTAGAAGTGCAACGTCAAATACTCCTGTTACCACACAAGGAACAAGTCAAGATATTGGTGACGTAAAAGACCCTACTGCTGATCGTGGTGTCTACTCAGATGCAACTCTAACAATACTCAGTAATAAAAATAATCCAGTAGTTGAAGTACGTTTTCAAGATGTGTTTCCAATTTCACTAAGCACTCTATCATATACTCAAACACCAACTGACGTAGAATATCTAACCGCAGATATTGATTTTAAATATAAACTGTATGAGATAAAAACTTTATGATGAAAATCGGTTTACTTGTTATCGTTTTCATTGTTGGTATGTTATTTACATTTGGGTCATCAGAAGTTTTAGAACAAACCAACACCACAGAATTCTGTACATCATGCCATTCAATGCAGTGGGTGAAAGAAGAATGGATGGAATCTGTTCACTACAAAAATGCATCAGGTGTTCGTGCTGAATGTGCTGACTGCCATGTTCCACACTCACTGGGGCCAAAACTTCACATGAAAATTATGGCTGCAAAAGATGTGTGGGGAGAGATTACAGGTGTTATAGATAATGAAGAAAAGTTTGAAGAACATCGCTGGAAAATGGCAAATCGAGTCTGGTCACATATGGAAAAAACAGATTCTCGTGAATGTAAAAGTTGTCACACGTTTGATGCTATGGACTTATCTGAACAAGAAAAACTTTCTCGTAAGAAACATAAAAGAGCTGAAGAACAGGGGAGAACATGTATCGAGTGCCATCAAGGTGTTGCACACGAAGTACCGCTTGAACCTGATTATTAAATTATGGAGTTATTATGCAACTTGAAGATATTAAAACTGAGTCAAAGATAGACTTAGAAGTAAATGATGAACGACTTGACACCGAAGCATTAAAAAATCAAGAACTTTATCGTAAATACCTAGAATATAAATCCAACTTTGAATTACTTTTGTACAAAGCAAAAGGTGATTATAAAATTTTATATCGTGAAAAGTGGGAATACTATGGTGGTAAAGCTGACGCAAAAGTTTATGCAACAAAACCATTTGATCTAAAGGTTCTCAAAACAGACTTACATGTTTATCTTGAGTCTGATGAGGACATTATTCGTGCCGAACATAAAATTGCATATCTTGAAACTACAATAAAATATATTGAGGGTATGCTACAGAATATTAAAAATCGTGGTTGGGATATAAAAAACGCAATCGAATGGCGTAAGTTTGAAGCTGGAATGATGTAGTGAAAATATCTAAACTCAATGAAGTTTATTTGAAGATAGATACTGATGATGGTCTAGCAAAAGAGTTAGAGTGTTACTTTACATTTGAGGTGCCTGGCGCTAAGTTTATGCCAGCAGTAAAGAAACGAAGGTGGGATGGAAAGGTAAGATTGTTTTCATCTAAAACAGGTAAAATATATGTTGGATTACTATCCTATATTAAAGAGTTTTGTGAACGTAATGATTTAGAATATGAAGTTGAGAAAGGAATTGAAAATGAGCAAAATATTTCTAGAGAAGATGTATTGGGATTTATACAATCACTTAAACCAAAGTCTAGAGGGCAAGACTTACAAGTTCGTGACTATCAAGTTGACGCAGTTCATTCAGCTATACAGAAACACAGAGGGCTTTTTCTTAGTCCTACTGCTTCAGGTAAGTCGCTTATTATCTACTCACTAGTTCGGTACTATAATTTTCTCGTAGACAAACGAATACTAATACTTGTACCAACAACATCACTAGTTGAACAGATGTATTCTGATTTTATTGATTACGGCTGGCACGACAAATATATTCATAGAATTTATGCTGGTCATGAACTGTATACTGACAAACCAGTGATTGTTTCAACTTGGCAATCTTTATATAAGTTAGACAAAGAATATTTTCAAGAGTTTGATTGTATCATTGGTGACGAAGCCCATCTATTTAAGTCTAAGTCTCTCACATCAATTATGACAAGACTTTTACATTGTAGGTATAGATTTGGACTAACAGGCACATTAGATGGTTCACAGACCCATAGACTCGTTCTAGAGGGGTTATTTGGTAAAGTACAAAAGATTACCTCAACAAAAAATCTAATGGATAAGAAAACACTAGCTCAACTAAATATAAACTGTATTGTATTAAAACATACAGACGAAGAATCAAAAGAAGTCAAAGATTTTTCCTATGCTGAGGAAATTGATTATCTAGTCTCTAATGCTAGACGAAACAAGTTTATCACAAATCTTTGTGAAAATTTATCAGGTAACACTCTTTGTTTATTTCAATTAGTAGAAAAACATGGAGTGGTGCTTCACCAACTCATGAAAGAATTAGATCGAAAAGTATTTTTCGTTTATGGTGGAGTTGATGCCGAAGAAAGGGAGAGTATTCGTGAAATCGTTGAGGGTCAGAAAAATGCAATCATTATTGCGTCATATGGTACGTTTAGCACTGGTATCAATATTCGTAATCTTAGCAACATCGTGTTCTCAAGCCCCAGTAAAAGTAGAATTAGAGTGTTACAATCCATCGGCAGGGGATTGCGAAGAAGCGAGCATAAAGATTCTACTACACTATACGATATAGCAGATGATCTTACTTACAGGGAAAAACGAAACTTCACTCTCAATCATTTTTTAGACAGACTAAATATATACAATGAAGAAGAATTTAACTACCAAATAGACAGGATAAAGTTATGAATAATTTAAAACTAATAAAATTGTCTAATGGTGAGGACATTGTTTGTAATGTCACCAAAGAAAGTCAAAACTTTGTTGACGTACATTTACCTTTAAAAATGAGTTTAATTAATCGGGAAACTGAATATGGTATGGTAGAGTCACTTACCATGCGCCATTGGATTGAACCATTATCTGAAAAATCTGATTATTCGATCAACAAGAAAACAATTGTAACTATGACCGAAGCTTCGCATGGGTTGGGTGTAC